CAGACTTTCAAAATACATTAGTTCATACTACAAATTTTATGAAAGAAATGATGATGATGATGACAGCCCAACTACATTCTAAAATGATGGAATTAAGTAAACATGCCAATAATGACCCCGCTCCCACCACAGTCCCGTCTTCCATCGGAGTCGCATCAAACGGCGACCACAACACCATCAATAGCAACAACAACACATTCAATATGAACCTATTCCTCCACGATAAATGTAAAGACGCAATGAATATGAAGGACTTCGTGAATTCTATCCAGCTGAACCTGACTGACCTGGAAAACGTGGGAACCCACGGTTACGTAAAAGGAATGTCAAACATCCTCATAGACAACCTCCAAAAGATGGATGTTTACAAGCGCCCGGTCCATTGTAGCGACGTCAAGCGCGATACCTTATACGTGAAGGATAACAACGAGTGGGCACGGGACGGACCCGACCATCCGAAAATGGTGAACGCGGTCCTTGCGGTGGAACACAAGAATGTGGCGCTGGTGAGTGAATGGGCGAAAGCCAACCCGCGCTGTATGAATAGCAGCACACGCGAGAACGAACGGTATATGAAACTCTCCAAGGCAGCCACCGACGGGGAGACGGAAGGCAACATCGCCAAGGTCATAAAGAGAGTGGCGAAGAATGTGGCGATTGACAAGGAACCGAATACGATTGAATGAATGTCCACCCAATGGTATATAAAAATATTTTCGTATAATAATTATACGAAAATGTCAATTCCCGATAAAGATTATTCAAACACGATTATCTATAAGATAACGTGTAAAGACCCGAATATTCAGGATGTGTATGTAGGGCATACGGTCAATTTCGTCCAGCGGAAAAAATCTCACCAGCTATCTTGTATGAATAGTAAATATCCAAACCACAATTGTAAGGTGTATAAAGTCATACGAAACAATGGTGGATGGGATAACTGGAATATGGGTATAATCGCATTCTATAACTGTAACAACCTCAATGAAGCACGACAAAAAGAACAGGAACATTTCATTGCGTTGAACGCAACAATGAATAGCGTTGAACCGTTTCCGTCAAAATCAGTAAACCGCGTAAAACGAGTAAAATGTGTAAAATGTGTAAAACGTGTAAGACCCATAGGGTCCAATACAATGATGACTAATGGAAAAAAACGTGTTTATATTTGCGAAAAATGTGACTTTATATGCTCTAAACAAAGTATATACAACAAGCATTTAGAGACTACCAAGCACAAAACGAACAGATATATCATACCCACCGCCCCTCACAGCAACAACATAGGGTATGTATGCCCCTATTGTTTAAAATCCTATAAATATCATTCAGGAATATGGCGACACAAAAAAGAATGTAAGCACAATAACTCGTATTTACAAGACGACGAAGACGGCGAATCCGACGAACACGATGACCATACACTACTACAAACCGATAATGTAATTACACGTAATAAGGTAAATAATTGTCAACGAACCATAGACAAGCAAATTAAAAATCTTACTGCTGAAAATCGTCAAATGAAAATAGAAATGGCGAGGATGACAACAATCATATCAAACATCTCGCAATTCCAACTACAGGTATTAGAAATGATGAAGACACAGCAATCATTACAAGTGAGTAATACAACCCCAGCCACAACCCCCGCCACACCCCCATCTTCCACCACCAACAACCACTCATTCAATATGAACCGGTTCCTCAACGAGAAATGTAAATACGCAATGAATATGACGGACTTCGTGAATTCCATCCAATTGAACCTCACCGACCTGGAGAATGTGGAACGGGATGGTTATGTAAAGGGAATGTCAAACATCCTGATAGACAACCTCCAAAAGTTGGATGTATGCGATCGCCCAGTTCATTGTAGCGACGCCAAGCGCGAGACCTTATACGTGAGGGATGATAATCAATGGGAACGCGACGGGCCTAACCATCCGAAAATGGCGAATGCTGTCCGTGCGTTGGAAAAGAAGAACGAGGCGCTTATAGAAGAATGGGCGAATCAGCATCCAAACTGTATGAATGACGGCACACGTGAGAACAAACGGTATTTGAAAATAAGTAACGCGATATCACTAGGCAACATCGCCAAGGTCATAAAGAGAGTGGCGAAGAATGTGGCGATTGACAAGGATGCGCCGCCGCCACATCCGGCAGATACTGCGTAATCGTAATGATAGTAATTATAATTATAGTAATGAAGAACATTGCGCTGCGAAATACTCCTCGGCAGGATGAAGAAGCGCCCCCGCGCCACTTTTACACTCAATCTCTCGCACAATGCCGCGCAAGGTCTCCACATCGGCCGCAGCCGAACCATAGCCGCCGTGAATATACGCGTCTATGTCTGCTTGAGTCGGATTAGCATTAGCATTAGCGGGAGTGTCAGCGGACGGGGGAATAATAACGACCATTGAATGGATTGGAAATGAAACGAATATTATGTAAATAGATATAACAAATAATGTATATATTGTTTTTATTTACATAATGCCCCCCGCCACCACGACGCTCGCCCTCCCATTCCCACACGCACACTTCATCTGGTATTGTGCCTGGCTCGCTATCCCCTCCGCCATCTACGCATATTCCCACCCCGCGTCAACCCATCTCGCCATCGTCCCCGCCTCTGTCTGGGCGACATCCCTCCTCTACTGGCGCAACCCCCTCCGCGATTCGTGGCGCCGGACTCTGGATATGGTCGTCGTGTTTACCGGATTGTCATACAACACATATTACGCCGTCCGTCACGCGTCACCCAATCACTTCGGTGTATACGCTGCGCTCATCGGCACCTCCGCGGTGTGTTATAGCGTCAGCAATTATTTGATGGCGCGCGGATACATCTGGCCCGCGACCTACGCACACGCGAGTGTCCACCTCGTCGGAAATATGGCGAATATGGTGTTGTATAATGGGGTGTAATAAACACTGTCAATCACGCGAATAGATATACAATATCGTTCGGTCATTATTATATTCCAAAATCATAGAATATAATAATACACACACACACGCACGCATCTATAATGCCCCCAACCACCCTTCTCGCGCTAATGATCGCCACATACGCCATCCCCATCGCATTCGTTTATTACAAATACAGCACCGCTACCGCTACCGCTACCGCTACTGCTACCGTTGATTGCGGAATTCATCCGGCATACGAATACCTCCACTACAATTATTATACATTTTCCATTTCTACGCCGTTGCCGTCGCCGTCGCCGTCCTCTAGCACCTGATGACGGTCAAGGGCGCGATTCACGCCTAGCCGGTAATCCCGTATATACTGATACAAAAGAATCCCCGCCGACGCAGCCAAAAACACGAGCGACACGCCAATCGTCGCATCAAACGGCTCTTTGAAGCAAATGAACGAATAGGTGAGCTGAATCACGCGACGCACGAGGTCCAACCCGCTCAACAGAATATTGGCGGGGATGACGCTATTTTTACTATTGAGAATGTATATTTTGTTGAACATGTAAAGCTGTAGCCCAAACGCGATGAAGAAATACATTGTCATCGTGGACGGGTTAAATGGCGGCGCGTTTTTCACGGTATAAACCACCGCCCAAGGAGCCGCAATCACGAAATATGTCGCCTGAAATATGATTTGGAAATCAATATTGGATAGTATGTCGCCGTGTTTCGTCATAGAGTATTCAATGACGTTATTGTAGGCGGAATTCAAACCACACGACACCAGAATAATCACGGTGTTTTGGACGACGTCGCCGCCGCCACCACCGCCCGACGAATACGCGTATATATACTGCGTCGCCACGACCACGTGCGACACCACTAACGACGCGCAACTCACATAATACAAACGTGTGACGGGTTTTTTCAAAAGAAATTTGAACCACGGAATATTGAAAATAATGAATCCGGACCGCAGGATGGTATAATAACTCAATGTAACGGTATTCAGCGCGTAAAACACAAATACGGTCTCAATGGTGTAAAGGATGCCCGTTACAACGGGGTATTTCAGCACAGTTCGGCGCTCGGGCGCCATATAGGACCTAATTTTAGTCCACGAGAATTTATGGATGAAAAAACAGCTGTAAAATGGGGTGAACATCAGACTCAATAAGACATTGAACCATTCGTTCTTGTAGTC